TTCGGGCTCGCTGCGTTGCTACTGCGCGGTGTTCCAACCTGCGATTGCCCGGCCACCCGATTGGAACCGCGTGTTCGGGCGCAACAACAGAGGAAAGTAGCAATCATGTCTACCAAAGACACCCCAATACCGACCATTCTCGATATTCAGGACAAGGCCCTGCTTTTGCCGGGCCGTCCACAATTCTGGACCTCGCACCACATGGCCGAGTTCTATCACACCTCTCCGCAGCGGGTGGTGGAGCAGATGCGCCGCAATCCTCGCCGGTTTCCGGGCGATTTCTGGTTCGAGCTTCGCGAGGACGAGAAACAGGTTTTGGTCACGCATTTTGCGGGACCAAACCGGGTCAACCGTGGCGTAATGATCGGCTTCACCAAGGCCGGAGCACTGGCGCTGGCGACGGTCCTCAAGACGCCGGTTGCCGATGCGGTTTCGGTGCAGATCGTCCGCGCCATCGTCGCGATGGAAGAGCAGGCGATTGCGGATGCCGAGGCAATGATGCGAAAACTGCGCTGCGACGTGTTGATCAAGAAGCCGATCTACGTGCGCATCCTCGACGGGATGGAGCGCGGCCTGAGCATCGAGGAGATGCGCCGCGAGACCAGCTATCCGGCGTGGAAGCTGGAACAGGCCGCGCACGAGATGCTGGGCCTCGGCATGATCCCGCACCTGCCCATGGGCATGCAACCGGGTCTGTTCGACAATGCCTGATCCCGATCCGCGCGACGAGATCGTCTACGGCGCGCGGGCGTTGCGGGGTCTTGCGGACCTCATCAACGAGGTCGGCCAGTGCCGCCAGAGTTTCGATCTGGTCGGCCCTGCCGAGCTTGGCGAGCTTCTCGGCATGGTCGAGGAGCGCATCGCCCGCGCCACGAAGGGGATGGAAAACTACCGCCCCCGCGACTGAGCCTGCGCGGCCTCCTCTGACCGGGGGGGCCGCGTCATGAACCGGTCCCTCCAGCGCCTGATCTTCGCCGCCTGCCGCCAGTTGGGCCTTGACGAGGATGCCCGGCGCGATTTGCAGGTGAGCGTCACCGGCAAACCCTCCTTGCGCGACATGAGCGATGGCGAGTTGAAGCTGGTGGTGGACCGGCTGAAAGAGTCCGGGTTTGAGGACAAACCCCGCAATCCCCGCCACAAGCCCGCCCCGCGTGCCGATCTGCGGATGATCCACGTCCTCTGGCGCAAGCTGGGGCAGGCGGGCGCGCTGCGCGACCCCTCCCGCGCAGGGCTCAACCGGTTCATCCGGGCGCGGTTCGAGAAAACATGGGGCTCGGTCCCGGCGGATGTGGACATGCTGCGCGAGTGGAAACTGATCGATGATGTGATCCAGGCGCTCAAGTCGTGGGGCCAGCGGACGGGCATTGATTTCGACTGGGAGGATCACGCGAGATGACCGAGCGCCACACCGGGACGGAAAAGATGCTGATCGCCGCGCTAGTGGAAATCTGCCGCGCCGCGCCGCCCTGTTCGGCAGAGGCCGAAGAGGCCAATGACGCCGACCCGCACGGCGCGCGCTGCACCTGGCTCATGAAGCTTCGCGACCTTCAGCGCATCGCCCGGAAGCCGCTGCGAGACCTGGGGATCGAAGAGTGAAAAAGCCCCGGCACCCTGTCAGCGATCACGCCGTCCTACGCTATCTGGAGCGGGTCGAGGGCGTCGATATCGAGGCCATTCGCCGCGAGATCGGGCGGCGGGCGGATCGCGGCATCGAGGCCGGGGCCTGCGGCGTGGTCTCCGGCGGGTTCGTTTACCGGATCGAGGCGGGCGTCGTGGTGACGGTGCTCCATCACAACCGCGCGGTGCGGGGCCGGGGGAGGCGCGGGCCGTGATGGGTGAAGAGCGCGATGCCCCGTGGCACGAGGATCTGCGCGACGAGTTCGGCGATGCCCCTGTCGATCGGTTTCTGGCGCGCGCGGGTGGCATGAGGCTCTATGTGCCGAGGCGCAAACTGACCGGATCGCCGCTGGTGGCGCTGGCGGGGCGGGATATTGCCAGTTGGCTGTCGGATCGCTACGCTGGCGATACGATCGACGTGCCCTCGAACCGGGCACTGGCCAGTGTCGGGCTGCGAGAGGCACTGGCCCGCGAGCCGGACGCGCCGATCAACCTGATCGCCAACCGCTTCGGTGTCACCGCGCGGCGGGTATTGCAGGTCAAAGCCGAGATCGCCCGCGAGGAAGAGCCGCCGATGCTGCGGCTCATGCGAAATCCTTCATCTTAGGCGTTGCGCGCCCGCCCCCTATCCTGAGGCGGAAAGGGGCGTGGCCGATGCACTCAGTCCAGCAAATCGCCGAGGAAATCGTCGCCCGCGAGGGCGGCTTTGTGGACCATCCCAACGATCCGGGCGGGGCCACGAATTTCGGCGTGACCATCCATACGATGCGCCGCCTTGGCATCGACCTCGACAGTAACGGGGTGGTGGATGTCCGCGACGTGCGGCTGCTCTCGCGTGCTCAGGCGGTGGATATCTTCATCCGGTTCTACTGGCAGTTGCCGAAGATCGACCGGCTGCCGGAGGTGTTGCAGCCGTCGGTCTTCGACATGCAGGTCAATGCCGGATCGAACGCGATTAAAATCCTGCAAAGGCTGGTGACGGAGATGGGCCATGCCGCCACTGCCGATGGTGCGATCGGGCCGAACACGCTCCGCGCTGTCGAGGCGGCAACGCGGTCCGCGCCCGATCACATCGCCGATGCCTACGGGATCGCGCGGCGCAACTACTATTTCGCCATCGCCGACCGCAACCCGCGCCTGCGCGTCTTTGCCCGCGCGCGCTCGGGCGGCAAGGGTGGCTGGATCACCCGCGCCGAGGAGTTCATCAGCCCGCGCTATCATCTGAGCGCGGCCGAGTTTCAGAAAAGGGTCGCGTCATGGGGTGGCTGAGCACGATATTCGGGGCCGTATTCGGGTCCGGGCGTAATGTGATCGCCGAGACGGCAGAGGTGTTTCGCCCCAATGCCGAGGCAGCGGATCAGCGCGGGGCGGCGTTTCAGCAGGCGGCGCTGGCGCAGATGGCAGCCGAGTTCGGCGGCGCGCAGGGGCCGTGGGGGCGGTTTGTCGATGGTCTCAACCGTCTGCCGCGCCCGGCCATGGCCTTTGGTTGCATCTTCCTCTTTGGCTCGGCCATGCATGACCCAATCTGGTTTGCCGAGCGGATGCAGGGGCTGGCGCTTGTGCCCGAGCCGCTCTGGGCGCTGATGGGCGCGATCGTGGCCTTCTATTTCGGCGCGCGCGAGCTGCACAAGTTCCGGGGTGCTTCGATGCGACGCGAGGCCGCGCGGATCGTCGCGCAAACACCCGAGGTGGTGCACAACATCGAGGCGCTGCGCGCGCTGCGCGCCGACAGCCCCGGCGTGGCCGATCCCGGCCCCGATGCCGAGGTCACGCTGGCCGCACTCACGCCGTCGGACAACCCGGCGATTGCCGAATGGAGGGCGCGGGCATGAGGGGTCTGATCTATCTCGCGCTCGGGATATCGGCGATCCTTGCCGCGCTCCCGGCCTTCGCACAGGCGCAGGGCTGTATCGCGCGCGCGCAGCTTGTCGAGGCGCTGCGCTCGGGCTTTGGCGAGGAGGTGACGCGTCAGGCGCTCACATCCAGCGGGCAGATCGTCGAGTTCGCCGAGGCCGAAAGCGGCGCATGGACATTGTTCATCACCCTGCCGAGCGGCATGAGCTGCCCGATGGCGGCGGGCACCGGTGTCATAGATCTCACGCCGGTGACCGGTGATCCGGCATGATCGACTGGGATCTGGCGCTCAAGTTCGGGAACACGGGCTTTACCATCGTCGTGGCGATCTATGCCTACATCGCGTCGCGCCGAAAGGACGTCGATGAGGCCATCGGCGAGCTTAAATCACGCATGGACCGGCTCGATGCGCGGGTGGTTCGCGCCGAGGACACGCTGAACATCATGCCCGGCAAGGATGACATGCACGGTCTGCAACTGGAGCTGGTCAAGCAGACGGGGGCCATGAACGAGATGCGCGCGGTGATGGCCGGCAACGCCAAGATCATGGAGCGGCTGGAAATCATCGTCAGCCGCCACGAGGCGCATCTGCTCGACGGAGGCAAAAAATGAGCGACTATAAAGAGGCCCGGATCAAGCCGCTGATCCGCGCCCACATCCTGCGGTTTCTGGAAACGCGCCGCGATCACGAGAGCACGGCGGATATCCTTGTGACCGTGATCAACGGCACGCGCGACGGGCTGACGGCCTATTACAGCGATGTGGCGGCGGAGCTCGCATGGCTCGAGCGCAAGGCCTATGTGCGGCTGGCGGGCGACGATTTCCTGATCGTGACGGCGACCGAGCGGGGCCTGCGCATTGCGCGCGACGAGGACCGCGATCCGGGCATCGCCTATCCCAGCCAGATCCGGGGGGCATGACATGCCCCCCAGACGCAAGGTCGATCTTCTGCCCGAGGAGCTGCGCGAGCGGATCAAGGCGGCGCTGCGCGCGCGCGGTTTCGCGGGCTATGACGATCTGACCGCCGAGATCAACGACTGGCTCGAGGAGGCGGGGCTGGAAATCAGCATCGGCAAATCGGCGATCCATGCCTTCGGGCAGGAATATGCGCAATTCGTCAAGTTGCAGGACGAGGCCGGGGCCTGGGCGCGGGACTGGATGTCCGAGAATGATCTGTCGGACGAGGCCGAGCGTCACCGGGTGCTGTTCAAGATGATGACCACGGTCGCGTTCAAGGTGCTCAAGGCCCAGGCCAACAAGGAGGGCGATGAGATCGACCCGCGCGAGCTGCATTTTCTGGGCCGGATGATGAAGGACGTGATGCAATCCTCTGGCATCCGCGAGCAGATCATGGTCAAGGAACGCGCGCGCATCGTTGCCGAGGAACGGGCCAATGCCGTCGAGGCGCTCGAAAGCGCGCGCGATGAACTGGGGCTGTCGGGCGAGATTATCAGGCGGTTGCGCCGCGAATTCCTCGGAGTGCGCCCATGATCCGCGCGATCGAGTTCCCCGACCCTGCCGAGTTTCGGCGGCACAAGCTGCCGGGCAGTTTCCACATCGACCTGACACAGGGCGGGCCGAAATGCGCCGTTTTCTGGTTTTTCTGTCCCTGCGGTTGCGAGGGGCCGGACCGGATCGAGGTGGGAATTTGCCACAAGCCAGAGCGGTCCCCGTCCTGGTCCTGGAACGGCAAGCTGTCCGAGCCGACGCTGTCGCCGTCAGTCAATCAATCGGTCTGCGGCTGGCACGGCTGGCTGCGGGACGGGTATTGGGAGAGCGTGTGATGGCGAACCCGGCGCAGATCGCAAACGACATGGCCGCGCACGCGGCCTATTGGGCGGGGCGTGATCGTGACATCGAGCGCGCCTGTCGTGATGCGGCGCGGATGATCCGTGCTCTTATGGCGGGCGAGCGCGTAGACGAGCGCACTTACTGGGGGCTGCCTATGCGCCTCCTCAATCGGGAACGTTTTCAACCGCCCCGGCCTGTGAAAGCCTACCCCAATTTTGTCCGCGCACGGCTTTGCATGGAACGCCTGCGCCGGGAGGCCCGCTGATGCCGAAGGTCGACCTAAGGAAGGCGATTGCAGAGGCGGAAGAGCGAAAAGGCGATCTTTGCCGGTCTTGCACTGCGCCAGCAGAGGAAAGCTGGGAGCCGTATTGCGCGTCCTGTGGTTCCTACTGGCGTGATGTCGATGAGGGGGTGTTCCAAGATGGCTGAACCCGTCCTCACCCGCGATCCCGACGCGTTGCCCGAGGAGCTGCCGCGCGGCTCGGAGATCCCCGAGAACCTCGATCCGCTGGCCGATGGCATCCTGATGGCGCATCAGCGCTCGTGGCTCGAGGATGAGAGCGATCTGAAGGTCTGCGAAAAGGGCCGACGCACCGGGATCACGTTTGCCGAGATGCTGGGCTGCGCGCTGATCGCGGCCGCCGCGCGCAGCGCGGGCGGGCAGAACTGCTTCTACATCGGTGACACCAAGGACAAGGGCCGCGAGGCCATCGGCTATGTCGCGCATTTCGCGCGGGTGATCGCCGGGGCGGCGCATCCGATTGAGGAGTTCCTGTTCGAGGATCAGCAGCCGGACGGCGCCACCAAGTTCATCTCGGCCTACCGGGTGCGCTTTGCCTCGGGTTTCCGCGTCGAGGCGCTGAGTTCCAACCCGGCCAATATCCGGGGCCTTCAGGGCACCGTGGTGATCGACGAGGCGGCGTTTCACAAGGACGTGCGCGAGGTGATCGACGCCGTCAACGCGATGCTGATCTGGGGCGGGAAGGTCCGGATCATCTCGACCCATAACGGCTATCTCAACGCCTTCAACGAGCTTCTCCGCGAGGCGCGCTCGGGCAAGAACGGCTTCAAGGTCCATCGCTACACCTTCGGCGATGCCGTGGCCAACGGCCTCTACAAGCGCGTCTGCATGATACAGGGCAAGGCCTGGACCCCAGAGGCCGAGGCCGCGTGGGAGGCCATCGTGCGTCGCTCTTACGGCTCGCGCGAGGCTGCCATGCGCCAGGAGCTTGACGCGGAAC